TCCAGGAATATTTTTAAACAGAGTAACAGAACCTGTTTGGTGTAAGACTAATGTTGTTTCACTTGAATATAGACAACAAGCCATCGAAGCAGTAGAACAATTAAAATCTAAGATTGCTACATTTAATGTAGATCAACTTGATATCTTACATGCATGGCTTGTCGAGCCTCAATCTGTTAGTGTGTGGACAATTAGAAATCTACATCAATTAATAACAGGGTCAGATGAGTTCAGAAATAGAAACTTAAAGAATTATATTCCGGAACTAGCAGAGGAACTAAAAAACAATATGTTTAGAAGTGTAAACAGTGAAATACAACATGAGGGTAAAGGGTTTGACATAGTACATGATATCATTCCTACTGAAATTATAGACAATATCAACGACAGAAAAGATGAACTCTATCCTGTCAGAGTGTCAACACATAAAAAGCAATATGCAGAAGGCAAAGATTGTGAAAAACTAAAGTCTAAGGGCATCGCAGTATGGTGGTCACAACTTACTGATGATTGGAAAGAAGTCAAAGCAATACATGACATCATCTACCCTGAGATAAAAGTACACTTACCAGACTGTGAGTTTTATGCAAGTGACATTGTGACTATCAATGGACCCAGCAGGTGGTGCGGTCCTCACATAGATACCCCACATAGATTTCCAAAGTACAATATGAGAAGTGACAATGATGTCTATGGTGTACAAGTTATCATTCCACTTGATGATTTAGACAAAGACACAGGAGCAACTGGAGTTATACCTTATAGTCATCAATCAGATTGGGACATACAAGCCTGTTATGAGGGTGTACATGATGAATACTTCAAGTTACATGCAGAACAATATGACATGCCCAAAGGATCGATTTTGTTTTACAATACTCGTTTATTACATTCAACAATGCCCTTGCATTTACCCAAAAAGCGATCAATACTGTTGATTAATTACCTCAGAAGTGATATAATACAAGAAGTAAAATTAAAAGATAACGTGTGGAGTAGTAATGGCAAATGATGTGATGATAGATATGGAGACGTTGAGTACTCAACCTAACTGTGTCATATTAACAATTGGAGCAGTACGATTCGACCCTAAAGGCAGTGGTGTTGTAGAACGATTAGAAATCAGACCCACAATAGATGAACAAACAGAAGAGTTTAATAGACACATTGACCCTGAAACTTTAGAGTGGTGGGGCAAACAATCAGAGGATGCAATAAATGAAGCAATGGGTGACCAGGGTAGAGTATCGTTTAAAGATGCTATGGATCAACTCTACAAATTTTGTTGGAACCGCAGAGCAATTTGGGCTAATGGTTCTATTTTTGATGTTGTTATCGCTGAAAATGCTTTCACTCAGTTAGGTATGTCTAATCCATGGCGTTTCTGGTCAGTAAGAGATTGTAGAACAATCTATGATCTAACTAATGTCTCACTTAAAGACGGAGCCGCAGTAACATCACACAAGGCTGTAGAAGATGCAGAGCATCAAGCAATCGTTGTGCAAAGAGGATATAAAAAATTAATAGAAGCAGGGATTCAAGTTTGATAGATTCGGATATTGATATAGATTTCGGAGACAGAGATAAAATTCTGGCTTTAATCAATCATATCCCAGCCGCAATGCGTAACGTAGAACCTATTAGAAAGCACCCTACGGGAGTTTATATCACAGAGGCACCCTATGACCCTATCAATGATATGTGTTCACTAGATTACAAAGAAGCAGATGCAAGAGGTTACTTTAAACTTGATTTGCTTAATGTGAACATCTATAGTAAAGTACAAAATGAAATGCATTTAGTACAATTAATGAGAGATCCTGATTGGAGTAAATTAAAAGACAAAGCATTTGTCGAACAGTTAATTCACTTGGGAAAACAATTCGATACATTACAACAGATGCCTGAAGATATTAATTCTATCCCTAGACTTGCTATGTTCTTAGCAGTTATGAGACCAGGCAAGAAACATTTAATAGGAAAGACATTTAAAGAAATAAGTACTAGTGTGTGGGAAAACGTAGACGAAGGATATACATTCAAAAAATCACATGCCATAGCATACGCACAGTTAGTTGTGGTACACATGAATTTATTAGGAGCATAATATGGGACAATATGATAACGTAGTAGAAAAGCAGAGGATAATACTAGAGGCTGAACAATGGGCAAAAGGTGTTAAATCTGTACATGCCCATCCTTTTACATCACTGTGGTATGAAACACGTCCAGATAGATCAGGTGATGAACTACGAGTGCTAGATGTTGAATTTAACGATGGTGTTATTGAAAGAGAGTATCTTCTTACAGGAGAGAAAGAAATAATAGGCGAACATCTTACAGGTACTGCATTGCATGATGAATACTTGAGGCAGTCACATTAATGGAAGACCTAAAACTAATAACAGAAAATAATCCTCTGTTAAAACAACAGTGCGAAGATTGGAACTTTAAAGCAGATGGTGATCCAACTGAATTAATTACTGCAATGACAAAGATTATGCTCAACCCTGCGACACAGGGAATAGGCTTAGCCGCACCACAATGTGGAGTAATGAAAAACATATTCATCATGGGTACAGATGAGAATTTGATTGCTGTTATCAATCCAAAGATTGACGAACTCATAGGTGACAAGGAAATTTACTTAGAAGGTTGCTTGAGTTTTCCTAACTTGTGGTTACACGTTAAACGTAACCCTGAAGCATTAGTATCATACCAAGTATCAACTGGAGAGTGGGTCAACAAACAAAAACTAGAAGGACTTAAAGCAAGAGTGTTCTTACATGAATATGATCATTTGCTTGGAGTAACGTTTGATGAACGTTGTGGTGAATTAAGTTTGAGTCTTGCTAAAAAACGTAGAGCAAAGGCAGTAAGATTAAAACAGAAACTTGCTAATAAGATCGCTTCACAAGCGTTATCGTCTTCCTCTTAACTCTTTTCTTCTGAAAGTCAGTCATTGACACAATAGGTCCGTGTAATAACGTAAGTGACTTGTTGTTGAATGTTCTTAAGAACGGTTTGAATAAGATCCATTCTTGCTTTAGAAACAAGTGAATAGGTATCTGACGATTAGATTCCCACCACCAAACATCTCCTAACTCTAAGAACTTTTCTTTTAATTGCGAATCAACAATAGCACCATAGTCATAGATAGTTGTAACTAGATCATCACGGTTCTGAACAATGCCTACATAATCCTGTCCAGCATACTGGACAACCGTTATAAACGGGTGAGTTTCAGATAGTTTAACGAAGAATTCTGCTGGTGTTTGTGTTTTCACAATAGTATTTACCATATAAAAAAATGGGTAGATATTTTCCTAGTTAAAAGCCGTAGAGATAAATATAAGAACAGGAGAGAAGAATTTGTGTCGTACACTACATCAGTTTATACATATACAGTCAGACAAATCGTTGTGGTTTTATCAGGCACAAGCCCGAGGAAATATATGCCAATTTATGCAAAACCACTAACGTTAAACAAAGGCGTTGACAACCAACTACAATTTCAGTTTCTGAATCAGGAACAGAAGCCGGTTGATCTGTCTGCTATTGCTACAGCAAATGAGCAAATATCCTTTAGAGCCATTAATTCAGATGGAACCGAAATCCTTTTAAGAAAGGCATTAGATCCGGTCCTTGATGTCAATGGTATTTTTGTGTTAAACACGTCTGCCGCAGATATTGAAGCAATAGACTCTCAAAAATGTTATTACTCTTTAGAATATCCTAGTGCTAATCTAAACTTACCTGTCTTTGTAGATTCTAAAGCAGGAGCAAGAGGTGATTTAAATATCGTTGACTCTGTGTTACCTTCTTTTGTTCCTTCTCAAGTCGTTACAATACCAAATGATCAGACACTTCCAAATGCAAACGCAAATGCAAACTCTGAAGCAGTTACATTTTTCTCAAGTGTGATCAACACACAAGACAGTGGTGTCTTAACAGCATCAATTGATTATGAAAATTATGTTGGTAACGTAACATTACAAGGCTCTACATTAGTTGATTCAGACTATTATGATATCAATCAATATCGATATGGCAATGCCGCAAACGGCAACAGCGAATCATCAACTATTGGTTATACAATGACAGGCTATCATCCATTTATTAGAATTAAGTTCGAAGCAAATGTGGGTAATATAGTCACTCTTTTGGCAAGATAAAATACCCTTTACTCTTGTTTTTTCTCTCGTTTTAATCTATAATAACAGTTATGTTTGATATAATTACGATTGCACCTGGCAAAAAGAAACAGACGCAGAGCGGTTGGACTTCGTTCAATGCTCCGTGCTGTATTCATAATGGGCATAGTGTAGACAAACGTGGACGAGGCGGTATCAAACAAGATGGCGACAATTGGCAGTATCATTGTTTTAACTGTAACTTTAAATGTGGATTTAAATTAGGCAGAAACATCAGCAGAAATTGTCGTAGATTCTTAGGCTGGTGTGGCATGGACGACTCAGACATTAACAAATGGTCTTTGCATTCATTACAACACAAAGACTTGCTTGATTCTATTTTAACTAAAAAGAAACAACATACAGTGCCTACGTTTAAAGAACAAGAAATGCCTATAGGTGAATTGATTTATACTGCTAACCCAGCACATAAAGTTTACATTGACTATCTTGCAACACGAGGCATGACACACAATGATTATCCTTTCTTAGTCACACCCAATGAAGAAGGTAGAAACTCTCAACGATTGATCATACCTTACACATATGAAAACAAAGTTGTAGGTAGTACAAGCAGATACTTAGACAACAGAGTACCTAAGTTTATTAATGATCAACAGACAGGGTATGTGTTTGGTATCGACTTGCAAAAGCCTGATTGGGAAGTGTGTTTAGTATTCGAGGGAATCTTTGACGCAATCTCAATGAATGGTTGTGCATTGACTCACAATACAATCAACGATAATCAAGTTGGTGTGTTGAAGAAGTTGGGTAAAAGAATTATTGTTGTTCCAGATCAGGACAAGACAGGATTAGAGATATGCGATAGAGCATTAGAACTAGGGTTTGACGTGTCATTGCCTAACTGGGCAGATGATGTAAAAGATGCAAATGATGCATTGATAAAATATGGAAGGTTGGCTACACTACTAAGTATACTTGAGTGTGCAACCTCCAGTAAAATTAAAATAGAAATGATGAGGACTAAAATTGCTAAAAGAATTTAATGCAGAAGTGCAAGAACTTTTCTTGCGAATGATAGTGACAAACGCAGAGTTATATGTGCGTGTCACTAATATATTCAACCCAGAAAACTTTGATCGTAAACTAAGGCCTGTGGCTGAGTTCATGGTTGAGCATACTGTACAGTATGGCATCTTGCCTAACACAACACAAATAAAAGCAACGACAGGTGAATTAATCGAATCAGTTGAAGACTTAGACGAAGCACATTCAGACTGGTTTCTTAATGAGTTTGAATCGTTTACTCGTAGACAAGAACTTGAAAGAGCAATCATGTCTTCAGCAGACTTACTTGAACAAGGTGACTTTGGTCCAGTTGAAAAGTTAATCAAAGATGCTGTACAAATCTCTCTACAACGAGATATGGGAACAGATTACTTTGATGATCCTGCGGCTCGTTTGAACAAATATTATAATCAAGGTGGTCAAGTCAGTACTGGTTGGACTCAAATGGATAGACTATTGTATGGTGGTATGTCCAGACAAGAATTGAATATCTTTGCTGGTGGCTCAGGTTCAGGTAAATCATTGTTGATGATGAATCTTGCTCTTAACTGGTTGTCACAGGGTCTTAGTGGAGTCTATATCACATTAGAATTATCAGAAGAATTGACATCATTGAGGACTGATGCAATGCAGACTTCCATGAGTACAAAAGATATTCGTAAAGACATTGACAACACTGCTCTTAAAGTCAGAATGGCTTCTAAGAAGATGGGACAGTATCGTGTCAAGGCATTAGCGGCACAAAGCAATGTCAATGACATTCGTTCTTACTTAAAAGAAGTACAGATTCAAACAGGAATCAAAGTTGACTTTGTTATGGTTGACTACTTGGATCTTGTGATGCCTGTATCAGTCAAAGTAAGCCCTAACGATCAATTTATTAAAGACAAGTATGTATCAGAAGAACTACGTAACTTAGCACAG